ACAGGCTTTGAGGTGCTTAACACTTTGCCTGATTGGTATCAGTACCTTTTATTTATAGCTGTAAGTAGCTCGTTTGGAATTAAAGGGGTTGGTCAGGCAATGAAACTTATGGGGAAGAAATAACATGGCAAAAAAGAAAAGTGGTTCTAAACCAAAAAATGCTGCACTTTATTCTAGAGTAAAAGCAGAAGCAAAGAAGAAATTTAAAGTCTATCCAAGTGCGTATGCAAATGCTTGGCTTGTTAGAACCTATAAGAAACGTGGTGGCACTTACGCATGAGCCTAACCAAATGGTTTAAAGAAGATTGGCGTGATGTTAAGACAGGCAAAAAGTGTGGTCGTTCTGGTAAAGAGAAAAAGAAAAGACCTTATCCTGCATGTAGACCAAAAGCAGTGGCTGGTAGAATAACTAAAGCTGAAGCTAAGAAGAAAACAGGACCTAAAGCAGTTAAGTGGTCTGTTACTGCATCAGGTAGAAAACGTAAGACAACAAGGAAAAAAACATGAAGTACGATCGTGATGAACTAGTTAAGATGATAGCTATCCACGAGGGAATAGTTTTGAATGTCTACCAAGATCATCTTGGCATAGATACGGTAGGTATAGGTCGTAACTTAGAGGACAGAGGTATCACAGACGGTGAGCTTTCGTACATAAATAAAACTATGGATGATATATACGAAGGTGGTCTTACAGAGGAAGAAGCCTACTATCTTTGCATGAATGACATAGCTATTGTAGAAAAAGAGTTACTTGCCAATAAACCAATTGTAAATCAACTTAACGATGTACGACAAATGGTACTTATTGACATGGCATTTAATATGGGTGTTCCTCGTCTTATGAAATTTGTAAACATGTGGTTGGCGATAGAGAAAGTTAACTATCCTCTTGCGTGTGAAGAGATGATTGATTCCAGATGGGCAAGTCAGGTAGGAAATCGTGCAATGAAATTATCTTTAGCAATGAAGAATGGAGAGTGGATTTGACCGAAGAGAAGAAATGTGACACCTGTGAATGTTACGAATGTGATAAAGAAGAATGTAACTGTGACTGCCACAAGGAGGTAGAAGGAGTACCTGTGTGATTGAGTTGGGGAAAAGATAATGGTAGTCGCTGAAATATTAACGGGTATTGCTTTAGTACAGAAAAGCGTTGACTTTATAAAATCAAATATTGGTACAGCAAACGATATTAAGGATATAGCAACACAGATAGATGGATTCTTTACTGGTGAAGCTCAGATGAACAAAAAGTCTGGTCGTGGCATGTCCATAGCAGAACAGTTTGGGTCGGTAGAAAGTTCAGCTACAGATTTTATAGACCGTAAGTTACTTGAAGAAAAACGTAACGAATTAAAAATTATGATCAACATGAGGTTTGGTCCTACTGCATGGGATGAGATTATAGCCGAAAGAGCTAGCAGGATCAACGAAGCTAAGGAAGCAAAAAGACTTCAAAGAGTAGAAGCAAGACAGAAGCAACAAGAGATATATGAAATCTTTCAGTTGCTTGGGTATGTTGTTGTTGGAGTAGTAGCCTTTATTATAATTCTTGTAGTGTCAGTAAAAGCACTTGCAGACGGCTATACCTACAAATCTAAGAATTACACAAGACAACAGAAGATACATCAAGGTAAGATAAAACAACCTCAGTATACTCGATGTCTACGTAAAAAAATGGTACACTATAAAAATGGATTAGCTTGCATATATGAAGGAGCAGGTAAAACATTTGAGATAGAGTTCACAGACAAGAGCATAGGATGTCCTAGACAATACCAATGTGTGTATAATCCCGGAGGTTCTGAACCTAACATAGACGATGTAATGGAGAGTCTGCGAGACATAGCTAAATAAACTTCTTGCTATTTATATAATTTATGTGTATAATTTAGGCAACAGGGAGTTAATATGAAAAACTTAGCAGCACAGGCATTAGCTTTCCAATATAAACTACAGATTGATAATGCCACATCGTTAATAAACGTAAACCATAAGCCACTTCAAGAAATAGATAAAGCACTTGGCGAAATGGTAACAGCTAATCAAAAGTTACAGTTACTCAACAAGATAGTAGCTGAAAACAATCCCAAAGAGATTGATACCTCCGAAAGTAAGTAATACATGGCAAGCACATATCTTACGTTAGTTAATAATGTACTGAGAGATATGAACGAAGTAGAGTTAACAAGTTCTAACTTTGCAAGTTCTAGAGGTGTACAAACTACCGTTAAAGACTATATCAACAGAGCTATATCTGATATACTTAACTCTGAACTAAACTGGCCCTTTACTAGAGCAGAGGGTGCAGTCGATGCAATTGCAGGTAAACAACTATATAGCTTTGCATCAATAGCATCTACGCTTAAGTACATTGATTATGATAATGTGTTTCTTCAACCAAAAGATTACATTGCAAATGGTGACTTTGAGATAGATGGTTCAGCCAGTATAACTAACTGGACTACAGTTTCAGGCTCTCCTGCAGCAAGTTCTAAGTTTGGCAACACACTTTTACTTACAAGTGCAAAAGCAACACAAGAAGTAAGTGACCTAATAGTAGGTAAGTCTTACGTTGTTCTTGTGCAAACTAGTGGCTCAACACTTACTTTAGATATTGGTACTAGTTCAGGTGGCACACAAACTAAGTCATCTACTCTTACCATAGCAAGTGGCAACGAAGTATTACTATCTGAAGTTACATTTACAGCTACTGCAACAACTCATTATGTTACATTTACAGAAACAGCAGGTTCTGCAGCGTATGTTAAATTAGTTCAACTAATGGAGAACATAAAAGCGATACCACTCAAGTATTTGTCTTACGAAGAATACAATGAAAGATACAGAGAAAGAGACGCTAGACCTGATACAGATAAGTTTGCTGATCCAGAATACGTATACACAACATACAACGATGAGTTAGGTCTTACACCAATACCAGACACAAGCAATAGAACATTAAAGTTTGACTACTACGTAACAAACACTGATCTAACAGCACACGGTGACACAGGCATAATCCCGACAAGGTTTGAATCAATAATCAATGCCCGTGCAAAGTACTATACCTACATGTTTAGGTCAGACGTACAGACAGCACAATACGCCCTCAAAGAATACGAAGACGGTATTAAACGAATGAGGGTAGAACTGATAAACAGAAAGAATTACATGAGGGCAGTATAGTTGGCTGACTTAAGTGAAACCGCCGCATTTCCATTCGTCTGTGAAGGTGGATTAGTTCTTAACCAATCTACATTTATAATGAAACCCGGACAAGCTTTGGAGTTAGAAAACTTTGAGCCTGACATTGAGGGTGGCTACAGAAGGATAAATGGTTTTTCTAAGTACGTATCAGTAGTCGTACCTTTTACTTCAGATGCAAGTGAGGAAGTTCTTATGGTTGCTACTTTTGCAGATAAAGTTGTAGCCGCAAGAGGTACTAGCATATATCAAGCAACTCCCAGTGGATCATCTTGGACAAGTATAGATAGTGGTAGAACAAGTGCAGGCAAGTACAGTTTTGAAAGATTTAATTTTGATGGCAACGACAAACTGATAGTCGTAGATGGTACAAATGATCCTACAGTGTTTAACACATCATTTAGTGCAACAGATATAACAACAAGTTCTGTAGAAGGTTCTAAGTTTGTAGCCGCATTTAAAAACCACATGTTCTATGCAGGTAAGTCTACAACACCTCAAGAAGTAGTATTCAGTGAGCCATTTGACGAAGATGGTTTTAATAGTGGTCAAGGTGCAGGTAGCATTAAAGTTGATGACACAATCGTAGGACTTAAGGTTTTCCGTGATAATTTATTTATCTTTTGTGAGAACAGAATATTTAAACTAGGTGGCAGTTCGTCTAGTGACTTTGCTGTTGTACCAGTTACAAGAAACATCGGATGTATAAATGGTAACACAATTCAAGAATTTGCTGGTGACCTTATCTTTCTTGGTCCTGATGGCTTGCGTACCATCGCAGGTACAGCTAGGATCGGTGACGTGGAATTGGGAACTATAAGTGCAAATGTACAATCCTTGTTTGATAAAAACATATCAAGTTCATCAAAGTTTGAGTCAATAGTTATACCTGATAAAACACAATACAGAATATTCTTTTCAAAGGATAGCAAAGCCGACAACATCACAGAAGGTGTTATCTGTGTTATGAAAGGTCAAACCTTTGAGTTCTCTAAAGTAAGAGGTATAAAACCAACTTGCACAGACACATTCGTATCAGCAGGAGATGTCATAGCTTTACACGGATCAACATCAGGTTACATACAAAGACAAGAGTCAGGTAGTAACTTTGATGGTACAGTTATATTAGGTAAATACAGAAGTCCTGATTTAACTTTTAACGATCCCGGAATAAGAAAGCATATGCAAAAGGTCGTTGTTAACTACGCACCTGAATCTTCTATTGACGCAGACCTTTTTGTTCGGTATGATTATGAAGACAAAGATGCACCGAGACCTGCAGCTTACCCCCTTGATTCAACAGATATAGCAGCAATTTATGGTACAGCATCATATGGAACACCCACATATGGAGGAGCATCCCAGCCACTTGTAAGACAAGCAGTAGAGGGATCAGGTTTTGCAGTAGCGTTGCGTGTAAACGATGGAGGAGCTACTGCACC